CCATCATCTCCATCAGCACCAGCAGGTCCAGTAGGACCAGTGGGTCCGGTAGGTCCGGTAGAACCGGCAGGTCCAGTAGAACCGGCAGGTCCAGTAGGACCAGCGGGTCCCTGTAAAGCTAAGTTAGCTACTGTAGATTTTTCCCATGCACTAGCACTTACATCATAAAAAGCAACTAAGTCAGTACTAGCTGCATCTGTTGTTGTACTAAAAGCTGTTAAAGCAGCTCCTACGTTTGCAGCATCAGTAACATCAGCACTGGCTTCTATGCCATCTAACTTACTGTGATCTGCAGCTTCGAAAGGAACGGATGTTGTTCCGTTAATTGTTAAAGCATCTGTTTCTAATGTACCATCAATATCTACGTTACCACTTATATCTAAAGTAGCTGCATCGAGTTCACCTGTAATTGTAAGGTTGCGAATACCTGTGTAATCTTTGTTTGAGTCTAGTATAACTGCTTTTGAAGCTACAGCTGTACCGACTGCTGTAGAACCTATGTCAAGAGCATTAAGTTCTCCAACGACTGCTGTAATACCATCTAAAACATTAAGCTCTGCAGCAGTTGATGTAACACCATCAAGAATGTTAAGTTCTTCTGGTGTAGAAGTAATCTGCGTAGTTGAAGCTGCTGCTAAAACAGGTATAGTACCTGATACGTTTGGTAAAGAGATTGTTCTATCAGCTGTAGCATCAATAGATGTTAAAGTTGTTTCGTGTGCATCTGCTGTAGCTCCTTCAAAGATTACAGCGTTATTAGCATCCATAGTAACACTATTAACTGTACTAAATGTACCACTTACGGATACGTTAGGTACACTTAATGTTCCTGTGCTTGGGTTGTATTTTAAATCACCGTCTGATTCTAAACCTAAGTTACCACCGTCTAAGTCTCCACCGGCTGTAAAGATAATTGCGTTGTTTTCGTTTGTATTTTCATTATCTGTAATAGTAACTGTTGTAGCTACTGCAGCAGTTGTAGCATTATCTACTGTAGTTCCTGCAATAACACTTGCCAAAGCTGTACCATTTACAGTAATTGCATCGGCTTCTAAAGTTCCATCAATATCTGCATCACCACTAATATCTAAGGTAGCAGCATCAAGTTCTCCAGAGATTGTGATGTTTCTACCACCACTAATGTCTTTGTTTGAATCTGTAATAATAGCTTTACTTGCTATAACAGTTCCGTTAGTTATTCCATCTATAAGATTTATATCGGCTGCACTAGCTGTTACACCATCTAAAATGTTTAACTCTGCTGCAGTTGAGGTAACTGCTGTACCATTAATAGATAGTGCATCTGTTTCAAGTGTACCATCAATATCTGCATCACCTGAAATGTCTAAGGTTGCTGCATCTAACTCACCTGTAATAGTTATATTCCTACCACCTGTAATGTCTTTGTTTGCATCTGTTATAATAGCTTTACTTGCAATAACTGTACCGTTAGTTATACCATCAATTAAATTAATGTCTGTAGCACTTGCAGTAACTCCATCTAGTATATTAAGTTCAGCAGCAGTTGATGTGACTGTTGTACTATTAATAGATAACGCATCAGTTTCGAGTGTTCCATCAATGTCTACGTTGCCTGATATATCTAAACTAGCTGCTGTTATTTCACCGCCAACTGCAAGTGTAGTAGCCATATCGACTGCACCGTCAATATCTACTACGTCTAAATTAGTTGTTCCAGCGACATCAATATTACCGCTTACGTCTAATGAACCTGCATCAAGTTCACCTGTTAGCGTAATATTTCTAGCACCTGTAAAGTCTTTGTTAGCATCTACAACAACTGCTTTAGAAGCTGCTACAGTTCCTGCAGTTACTCCATCAATTGTTTCTAGTTCTGTTTCATTTATATCTGCTGAACCTATTACAAAGCTAGTACCTGTAATAGTTGTACCTGTAATTGCAGCAGCACTAGAACCACCAATTATTGCACCATCAACTGTACCACCGTTAATATCTGCTGTATCAGCTACAAGGCTGTCTATGTTTGCAGTACCGTCTATGTATAAGTTTCTCCATTGTTGTGAAGAACTTCCTAAGTCATAGGTATCATCATCGTCAGGGATAATGTTAGAATCAACGTCAGCACCAAATACAACATTGTCAGTAGCTGCATCACCCATAGTGATTGTACCACCATTAAAAGTTGTTGTACCTGTAACTGTAAGATTACCACCAACACTTACGTTTCCGGTTGTCGTAACAGAATCAATGTAAGCATTTTTAAAATATAAAGAACTTGTACCTAAGTCAACATCACTGTCTGTAACAGGTACAATAGCACCATCGGCTATGTATAATTGTTGAACAGGGCTACTAGATACTTCAACATAAAACTCAATGTAGTTATTGGTTGTATCTATTAATACTTTGTTGTTTGGAGAAGTTTCTCCTGCATCACCAATTAATCCTATAACAGGTCCTTCGGCTGTTGTGCCATCGTGTGCGTGACCTGTTGAATTGTTAAAAGCGTTTACGAGTTGGGTAAATTCATTATTAAATAAAGCAGCAGTGATTGTATCACCGTCTGCAAACGAACTCTGTCTAGTATAACTTGCCATTTGTTTTTATCTCCTGCCTGAAGGTATAAAGTCTACATAAAGACCATTAATTGTATAAGGTGCTTTAGTATCGTCACTTATAACTGTAAAATTGTTGCTGTGTCCACTGCCCTGTAGTGCCACTCTAATTAAAGGATTATTACCACCACCAAATTCTGTTGTTCCAAAGATACCATCTCCAAAAACAGCCGGTGGGTTTATAACTCCTAAATCAAACGGGTCTACAGGTTGAGGTGTATTAGTATTACCATGATCAAACCTAATTTGTACATCCGGTTCTACTTGACCTTCAGCACTTGCTGATACCTTTACAAAGTGTAAAGTTTTTAAAGTGCCTAAATCACCATAATCATAGTTAGGTGTTTCATATCTAGCTAAAATGGACTCACCAGCAAAGTTATTACCTGTATCGTGATTATGTACATACCCGTTAGTATCACCATGAAAATATTTTTCAACACCGTTCTGATTAAAGCCAGACCCTATGCTGGTTACTTCTATCCCTCTTGTTTCTGACCACTCAAAACCATTAGGTCTTAGTGTTCCTATAATACCCCTTTGTTGATTTCCAGATACTGTTGTATCAGTATAAAATAATCTATACTGTGATTTTTCACGTATAACAACACTATCAATAATAAAACTATTAATATTATTTGCAAGGTCTGTAAGTAAAGGTTGTATAGCTTTACTAACTGTACCTAACTCAACATCTCCAATCCTTGCAGTACCAGCAACCGTTCTTAGTCCATCAGGTGCTAAGAATAGAAGGTCACCACCTATTTCTTGAATACTGTAACCACTTAAACATCCAATGTTTTTTGCTACTGGAACTACTATCGGTGTACCGTTTATATCTTGTAACTTAAATATACTATTTTTACAAAATATAAAAAGTTCCTGACGGAAACTTTTAATTCCTACTATCTGGTCTGACAAGGTTATAGAACCTGAACCAGTACCACTAAAGTCTGTAGGGTCTAAAAGTTTACTATAAAAAACTGTACTAAGATTATCTTCAATTCCTGCAACAACTAAATGTTTATCATGTATTTCAGAGTGTGTTGCAAACTTAGTACCTGTTATAGTAACTTCACCACTAAAATATGTTCTTGTGTTAATGTTAGCACCCGTACCTTCCATTCTAAAATAGTAAGGTTTGTTAGCTCCATCACAAATTACTAGTAGTCCATAATCATATGTTGGTCCTTCAAACAAAGAAAAACTTATTTGACCTTGCCCTGTTCTAGCCAGTGTACTACGACCTGTAAAGGTTGAGTAATTATCCCCACCAGCATCGACAGAACTTCTACTTATGTTTAACCAACTATTTCCATCTTGACTAAAAAATATTCCAGTACTTGCACAAGCTACAACACCATCAGCATAAGGTATAACACCTAATATATTTGTTGTGCTACCTGTAACTTTAGCACTACCAAACTGATTAAAACCATTTATACGTCTATAACCACCTTCGATAGAAACTTCAAAGTTTCTAAGGTCTGTAGCTACACCGGGAGTTTTAAGTAAGTCAATCTGATTAGAAGCTTTGACTAAACCACCGGCACATGCAACTGTATAAGGTTGT